TGGCCTTGCTCACCCGCACCGCATTTGTTCACCTGAAGCAAGAGGAGAGCAAGGAGCATGAGCAAGGGTGATTTTCACGCAGAGGAAGACAGCGACTTCCTGCACCACGAACCGTGCCCGGCATGTGGCTCCAGAGACAACCTTGCCCGCTACAGCGACGGCCACGGCTGGTGCTTTGGGTGCAACCATCGTGAGCCCGCACACCTCGATGACACCCCTCCCCGCGTAACGCCCATCCCCCACAGAAACAGCACGACTACGTTCCAACCCGTGGGCGAGTTTGTTGCTCTGCGGAAGCGCAAGGTGAGTGAAGTTACCTGCCAAAAATTTGACTACCGAGTTTTCGAGAACGAGCAGCACGCTGTCTACCATTCGCCAGAGACCGGACGCCCGGTGGCCGCAAAGGTGCGCCGGGCTGACAAGAGTTTCTCCTGGCTTGGCAGTCCTAAGCAGGCGGGACTTTACGGGCAACACCTCTGGAACGGTGGTCGGAAACTTGTGCTTACCGAGGGTGAGTTGGACTGTCTCTCGGTGGCCGAAGTCCAGGGCCAAGGAAAGTGGCCCGTGTGCTCTGTACCGAACGGAGCTGCTGGCGCCAAGCGAGACTGTGCTCGGCAACTAGAGTTCCTAGAAAAATTCGACGAAGTAGTCATCATGTTCGACCAGGACGATTTCGGAATCCACGCCGCCAATGAAGTGGCTGGGCTACTGACCCCGGGCAAGGCGAAGATCGCGACCCTCACCATGAAGGACGCCAGCGAGCTGCTCATGTCCGGGCGCCCCGGTGACATCACCACAGCTATGTGGCAAGCCCGGACTGTTCGCCCGGATGGGATCGTGGCAGCCAGTGAGCTGTGGGACTCGGTTATCGAAATTGAAGAGCACGCAACCACGTCCTACCCCTGGAAGTTCCTCGATGACAAACTCTACGGCTTGCGCCGCTCCGAAATTGTTACGGTGACAAGCGGAAGCGGCATGGGAAAGAGTGCGCTGGTGCGGGAGCTTGCTTACCACTTGCTCGTAGAGGGGCACACGATTGGCGGAATCTTCCTTGAAGAAACAGTCAAGCGAACGATCCTGGGGCTGATGGGAATCCATGCCGAGTTGCCCCTCCACCTACCTGACGGCAGAGACCAAGCAGACGATGAGCTGATGCGTGCAGCGTTCGACGCTACGGCAGGAACCGAGCGCCTGTTTCTCTTTGACCACTTCGGAAGTTCGGACCCCGCCGTTCTCTATGCCAAGATCAAATATCTGGTCAAGGGGTGCGGGGCGAGTGTGATTATTCTTGATCACATCTCGATGGTGGTGAGTGGGATTGGCGAGGGGGACGAGCGCCGACTCATTGACAACGTGATGACCCAGCTTCGCGTCCTAGCTCAGCAGCTCGATGTGGTCTTCATCGTGGTCAGCCACCTTAGGCGACCGCAGGGCCAGGGGCACGAGGACGGGGCACAGACTTCCCTCTCCCAACTCCGGGGCAGCGCGGCTATCGCTCAGCTCAGCGATCAGGTGATTGGCCTGGAGCGGGATCAGCAGGACGAAGACCACCCCGACGTGACTACGGTTCGCATCCTCAAGAATCGGTTCAGCGGCGAGACCGGGATCGCGGGCTACCTCGCGTACAGCAGGGACACGGGTCGCCTCCAGGTTACGGACAAGCCTCTCAAGGGGGAGCCAACAAAGGGGGGCTCTTTCGAGAATGCGTTCTGACAAGGATTGGGCAAAGCACCGTTGCCACCGCTGTGGTGACATCTTCAAGAAGAAAACACTGGAGGACGGGAGCACCTCCGTATTTTATTGCGAGCGCTGCACTCCCTTTGGAAAAATTATACAGGACGATCAGGGGGGGTGGGTGCGATGAAGACGGTGATACACGTTAACCAGCACAAGATTAGAAAGAACATTAAGGCAAAGAAGCCGGAGCCTGTATTGACCATTAAGACGTACAAGTCAAATGACTACGGCTTCGAGGCCGAGATAACCGGGCCGTCTAGAATTGTTTACCGACCCGACAATCCTCTGAGCTGTGGCGCCCGAGTCTGGGTCGAGACATTTGATGCTGTCATTGTTGTTCACCAACCAAGGAGAACGAAGTGAAAACACTAATCGTCACAGTTCTTGTTGCCTCTCTGGTGGGGGTGGCTTGTAAACCAACCCCGCCTCCAATCGACCCGTGCGCTTCCGATTTGGACGGGGATGGTTTGGTCACCGTGTCCGATGTGAATGGGATTCTCAGAGCAGTTCACGATGGCTCAACCAATCTTAGCTTCGACGTGAACCAAGACGGTCGGGTCAGCCTGAACGACGCGACGGGTGCTCTAAGCGTGTTAGGCGCGAAGTGTTTTGAGTGAGCTTTTCAGACAGCCACAGGCTGGAGGACGAGCGTTCTTGTCATCGCTGCCGTGCCCCGCTTGTAGATCGCTTGATCGAATCTGGGGGTCGGCTCTTGTATTGCCCCGACTGTACTCCAGGTGGCCGCATCATCCTGGTTCCAGCCTCTTGGCGAAAATGTCCTGGTTGCGCGGGGTGGTTGTGTTCCACACACGACGGAGATCACGTCCATGAGTGTGCGTGTAACCAACACTCAGACTGCACGTACAGCCCTGGAGGCTGAGCTTGTCTGTCCTGGGTGTTCAGCGCAGCTCGTCCCCCGCAAGTGCAAACTGATCTGTACGCGCTGCCACTATCACGTTTCGTGCAGTGACCTAGCGCCCGCCCCACCGCTCAAGGGAGAGCCAGCCAATGCGCCTCGTATTCGACATCGAAACCAACGGACTTCTCCCCGCCGTTGACACGATTCACTGTATCGCTGCACTCGACTTGGACACCAACGAGACGTTCACGTTCGGACCCGATGCCATTGACAAGGGAATCGAACTTTTGCGGGACGCGCGGCTGTTGATCGGGCACAACATCTGCGGTTATGACTTGCCCGTTCTGCGACACGTCAAAGGAGAAGACCTTCGCCACATCCCCTGCGTTGACACGGTTGCCGTGAGTCGGGCAGTCTTTGTCTCCACCCTCCGTGATGCTGACTTTGGACGCTTGAAGCAAGGCTTCCCCAAGCATCTCGTTGGGCGACACTCCTTGGAGAGTTGGGGTCACCGGCTAGGATGCGAGAAGGGTGACTTCGGACAGAAGACAGACTGGAAAAAGTTCAGTCTGGAAATGCTCTCCTATTGTGTGCAAGACGTTCGGCTTACCGCTCGGCTTTACGAGTTCCTCACAAAGTTTGAGAGGGTTCCAGGTAAACGAGCGATGCCCTCTTCGGCCATGCAGGTCGAGAGCCAGGTTCACGGGATTCTGGGAGAACAGCAGCGGCACGGGGTCCGGTTCAACGAGGAGCAGGCTGTAAAGCTGGTCGCCAATCTCCAGACAGAGAAGGCTCAGCTAACAGAGCATCTCCAAGACATCTTCCCCCCCGAGTGGATCAGTCGGGGCGACTTCGTGCCCAAGCGAGACAACAAGAAGCGTGGGTACGCCAAAGGGGCTAAGCTAACCCGGATCGAGCTGCGGGATTTCAATCCCGGTTCAGATCAGCAAGTTGGCGAAAGACTCCGGGCTTCTGGTTGGTTGCCCGTGGAGTTCACGCCGGGTGGACAACCCAAGGTGGATGAGGGCGCCCTCGCCACCTTGGGCTCCACCGAACTTCCCGGCATCGAGCAGCTCCTTCGCTACAAGCTTGTGGACAAGCGGCTGGGACAGCTCAACGAGGGTAAGGCGGCTTGGCTCAAGCTGGTCAAGGGCGGGCGCCTCCACGGTCGGGTCCAGGCCACGGGCACACGAACAGGACGTATGAGCCACAGCGGGCCCAACCTCGCTCAAGTGCCCAGGGTTGGCAGCTTCCTTGGTGCTGAGTGTCGTGATCTGTTTGGCCCGCGTGGAGACGGCTATCTGGTTGGGTGTGATGCCTCTGGTCTGGAGCTGCGAACCCTTGCCCACCGCATGGCTCAGTTTGATGGGGGCCGGTTCGCGAGAGACGTGGTTGAAGGTGACATCCACGAGACGATGCGAAAGGCCAGCGGTCTGCACTCTCGGAACCATCAGAAGACGTTTACGTACGCGATGCTCTACGGAGCTGGTGCAACCAAGCTGGGGCAGACAGTAGCCACCGATCTGCGTGATGCGGGGCTGCCCGTCAAGCTGAACGAGCAGGCGCTAGGCAAACGAACACACGCACGTCTCGTCTCAAGACTAGCCGGGCTGGGCGACCTTCTCAGGGCTGCTAAAGCCGCGCACCGGAGGGGGTTCATTCGCTTGATGAACGGACTTTACGTCCTGTCGAAGTCCGAGCACAGCGCTTTGAACACTCTGCTTCAGGGAGACGGTGCGGTGGTGATGAAGGTCGCCCAGTTCCACCTGGACGAACAGCTCCGGGCTGCCCACGTTTGTTACGCCTGGAACCTCACGGT